ATTCGAGACATGCCCTAAGCAGTTCTACCATGTGAAGATACTCAAGCAGTATCCGCAAGAAGAAACAGAAGCAATGCGCTACGGCACTGACGTACACCTTGCATGTGAAGAACATATACGTGACGGGAAGCCGTTGCCGGAGAAGTACAGCTACGTACAGCCATCGCTTGACGCTCTCAAGCGTATCAAAGGCGATAAGTTATGTGAGTATGAGTTGGGACTTACAGCAGACTTAGAGCCATGCGGGTTCAAGGCTGAGGACGTGTGGTTTAGAGGTATAGCTGATTTAGTAATACTAAACAACGAAGATAAGTTGGCGTGGGTAGTTGACTACAAAACAGGTAAGTCGGCACGCTACGCAGACAAGGGGCAACTAGAGCTTATGGCACTTGCGGTGTTCAAACACTTCCCCGAAGTAGACACAGTAAAGGGTGGCTTGTTGTTTGTTGTGTCCGAAGACTTAATTAAAGACACGTACACACGTGCTGACGACATGAGAAAGATAACCGAGAAGTACATAAGTAAGTATAAGCAGATGGTAATTGCACATGATAAGGACGTATGGAACGCTAACCCAAGTGGTTTGTGCCGTGCGTGGTGTGATGTATTAGAGTGTCCACACAATGGGAAGAGCCAATGAGTAAAGGTAGTAGGCAAAGGCCAACAGACAGAGAGCGGTTCAGTGCAGAGTTTGACCGCATATTTAAACAAAACAAAGAGGATAAGAAAGATGCCGTACAGCGACCCGAAAGACCGAAAGCCGCAGAAAAACGCGCCAGTAGGTAGTAAAGCACACGAAGCCCGTATGGAACGCCAACGCGCTAGGCGTGCGTTCGATAAGAAGAATGGTTATGAGGCACGTAAAGGTAAAGACATATCCCACAACAAGTCACTACATAACGGTGGCAGTAACAAAGATGGGTACAAGGTAGAAGACAGCAGCAAGAACCGTGCGCGTAACGGTAAGAAGCCTAGTAAATGAAGATAGTTGATAATAGAGCTATCGTATTGAAACTACGTAACCCGAAACAAGTTACGGAAGTTATCCCAAAGAGTAAGGAAGTAGCCCCTAACACTGTCGCAGTTAGTTGGGGGGTAGATGAAGCCAAAGCTCTACGCAACATGAACATAAAAGCTCCATCACCTATAGAGGGTAGGTATGAATGGACAGGTAAATACGAACCGTTTGACCACCAGAAGAAGACAGCAGGGTTCTTGACTATGAACCGGCGTGCGTTCTGCTTCAACGAACAAGGTACAGGTAAGACAGCCAGTGCTATATGGGCGGCTGATTACTTGATGAAACAAGGCAAGGTAAACAGGGTGCTAGTTATATGTCCACTGTCGATTATGGATAGTGCATGGCGTGCTGACTTGTTTACCTTTGCTATGCACAGAACAGTTGACGTAGCACATGGCGCGAAAGCTAAACGCAAACAGATAGTGGAGAACGGCGCTGAGTTTGTCATCATCAACTACGATGGTGTAGAAGTAATACAAGACGTAATAGCTGAGGGCGGCTTCGACTGTATCATCATAGATGAAGCTACTCACTACAAGAACGTACAGACTAAGCGGTGGAAGACATTGAACAGGTTGTTAGCACCGGACACGTGGTTGTGGTTAATGACAGGCACACCCGCTGCACAGAGTCCACTGGACGCATACGGTTTAGCTAAACTTGTTAATCCGAAAGCTGTACCTAGGTTCTTTGGTTCGTTTCGTGACCAAGTGATGGTGCGAGTAACTAACTTTAAGTGGATGCCAAAAGAGTCTGCTACTGACAGAGTGTTCAATGTATTGCAGCCCGCTATACGTTACACCAAGGACGAGTGCCTTGACTTACCACCGATGGTATACACCAAGCGTATGGTTGAGCTTACGGCACAACAAAAGAAATACTACAAACAACTAAAAGATCAGTTGGTGATGCGTGCCGCAGGTGAGGAGATAACCGCAGTCAACGCAGCAGTGACAATGAACAAGTTGTTACAGATAAGTGCCGGTGCAGTATATACCGATACTAAAGAAACTTTAGAGTTTGATATAAAGAATCGTTATAAGGTGCTTCGTGAAGTTATCGACGAGTCGAGTAAGAAAGTGCTTGTGTTCGTACCGTTCAAACACGTCATAGATATACTCACTGACAGACTACGCAGTGAGGGTATACCCACAGAGGTAATACGTGGAGACGTACCGGCAACTAAACGCACGGACATATTTAAACGGTTCCAAGAGAACGACGACCCGAAGGTATTAGTTATACAACCGCAGTCGGCTGCACATGGTGTGACCCTAACCGCTGCCAACACTGTCGTATGGTGGGGGCCAACTTCTTCACTGGAGACTTACGCCCAAGCTAACGCACGTGTACACAGGTCAGGGCAAACACACAAATGTACCGTCGTCCAGTTACAAGGTTCTGATGTAGAAAAGCGTGTTTACTCACTATTAGATAACAGAATAGACGTACACACAAAAATGATTGATCTTTACAACGAACTACTTGACTAACGCACCATGTACCACTAAAGTAGTCGTCCACACATAGGAGGGGATTCCATGACAGACACGCCAGAGGTTGCGAAGTTAGTTCGCACCTATCAAAAAATACGCTCTGCACGTTCGGAGCTATCCGCTAAGTTTAAAGAAGAAGACAGTGACTTATCTAGCAAGTTAGATACTGTAAAGAAAGCACTACTGAAATACTGTGACGCTCAAGGGGTGGAGAGTGTTCGCACCGCCGAAGGTTTGTTCTACCGTAGTGTTAAGACCAAGTACTGGACTAGCGATTGGGAGCAGATGCACAGTTTTATACTTGAGCATGAAGCACCTGAGTTGTTAGACAAACGTGTTAATCAATCTAACATGCGCCAGTTTTTAGAAGAGAATCCTGATTTAGTTCCTAGGGGATTGAATGTCGATTCAGAATACACATTGTCAGTGAGGAAAAAATAATGCAGCCGTTTGTAACCGTCGAAGAGTTAGCACAACACTTCAAAGTGTCCGTCTCTACTTTAAGGGCGTGGATTCGTAACGGACATATACCTACGGATACTTATCTAAAGATAGGTAGTACGTATAGGTTCTGTCTTGAAGACGTATCTAACGCTATGAAGAGAACAGACCAAGGTGAAGATAAAGACCATAGTATCTTTACTGAGCTTAACGTGGATGAAGACGTATAATGGATCGGCTTAGTATCCGTGACGGTACGTTTTCTTCTCGCGGTGACGCTATAGAAGTTGTTGTAGTAAACGCCGCTAGGGTATCACGTTCGTACTACGCAGATGATTTTAATGCTGATAAGACGGTCGCACCAACGTGTTGGTCTGTGGATACACAACGACCCGATCCTCCAGTACCAGAAAGCCAACGTCAAGCTAACCGTTGTATGGATTGTAAACAAAACATACGTGGTTCAGCCGGACGAGGTAGAGCTTGTAGGTTTTCTCAACGCCTAGCAGTTGCGTTTGTAGACGACTTAGAAAAAATCTACCAATTACAGTTGCCTGCTACATCTATTTTTGGTAAAACTGTTCGCGGTCACATGCCGCTACAGGAATACGTACGACACTTATCCAAAAATAATACGCGGTGTGCATCTGTTGTCACTAAAATATACTTTGACAGTGGCAGTCCTGTACCAAAACTCTTCTTCAAGCCCACTGGCTTGTTAAGCAAAGAGCAGTTAGAAACAGTCGAGAGTATGATTACTCACCCCGACACTAAAGAAGCAATAACTTTGGCCGTATCCGACCAGAGCGTACCATCGTCACCCTTTGGAATTACTGAGGGGTTTGAATTTAAACCAAAACATTCTTAGGAGAATGCGCATGACCCACTTAATAAATAACGTAGAAGTTCTATACCCACGTGTAAACCAGTGTTACCGTTTTGATAATACTGAAAACCGTTCTGTACCCTGTGACCCATTAGATGATGGCGCTGCGTACGAAACATCTTTCCGTATGACTAAAGACCAAGCCAAAGAACTATTCACGGCAATGGCTAAAGCGTACAAAGAAAAGCGTGAGAACAAATGGCCTGAGAAGTTAGAGATGCCGTTCGTTAAAGACGATGACGGTATGTACGTAGGCAAAGCAAAGCTAAAAGGTGCTTACGGTTCTGACAAAACAAACAAACCAATGCAGTGTGATGCTAAGGGTACTGAGTTACCGGACGACTTCAGACTGACTACTGGCAGTACAGCTAACCTAGCTGTTGTGTTTGTACCGTACAACATGCGTGACCACGGTGTGTCACTACGCTTGAAAGCTATTCAAGTTGTTAAGTATGTAGAGATGCAGAAGTCTAACCCGTTCGGCGCTGTCGAAGGCTTTACACAAGGTGGCGACGACAACCCGTTTGCTCCTGTTGCAGAGCCAGTCAGTGAAGAAGCTATGGAGGAGATAGCTGATGACGTGTTTGGTGATGAAGCTGTACCGGAAACACCACCCAAGAAAGTGGTTAAGAAAAAGGCAGCCGCTAAACCTAAAGCTGAGAAGGACGAAGACCTCGGTTCTATCATCGACGCATGGGATGATGAATAGCCTAGACTAAGTAAGTGCTTGACCACGGGGTGTTCATAATTTCGCCCCGTGGTACTTTTTAGTTTTGGAGGGCTACATGAATGCCAGTAAATTTTTAGACAAGGTACTAGCGGAGGGGAACTACTATTGTTTGTTAGCGTTACGTGACGGCGGCAAGGAATGGGAGAACCGCAAACAGTTATTCTTTACTACACACGACGAGTTACTAGACACAGCCATTGATTTCGACGCTGATGGGTGGGATACATTTTATGCACTGGGTTCTTTCGGAGAGAAGGGTTCTCGCAGTGCAGACTTTGTAGAGAACGTACAAGCGTTCTTCTTAGACTTAGACATAGGCAGTGGCGCTAAGAAATACGCCGAGCGCACTGAGGCTATGGCAGCACTACGAGATTTTTGTAAGGAAACATCTTTACCTAAACCTACTATAGTTGATTCCGGTTACGGCTTGCACGTGTACTGGGCTATGACCGAGCCTGTTTCTGTGGACAAGTGGCGAGTAGTAGCAGCACAGCTAAAGAAGTTAGTAGGGACTCAAGGACTATTAGCTGACCCAGCAGTTACGTCCGATGCGGCTAGGGTGTTACGCATACCGACAATGCACAATCGTAAGAATGGTAGTGCGGTAGAAGTTAAGGTGTTATGTGAAGGTGAGTCTTTAGAAGTAGAAGAGTTCGCTAACCGCATAGGCTTAGACGACATTGTAGTACCACCACAATACGACGATACACTTAGTGCCTTTGATGCAGCTATGCGCCGTAACAGGGAAAGCAGCTTCAAAGATATTATGTTGAAGACTAAGAAAGGTAAAGGTTGTGAGCAGTTAAAGATCATTGCCACTGACCAAGCTAACACTAGTGAACCTATGTGGCGTGCCGGATTGTCCATTGCTAAGTTCTGTAATGATGGCGAGTTAGCTGCACATAAAATATCGCAGGGACATGAGGGCTACACTCCTGACTCAACGCAAGCTAAGTTTGACCTTATAAAGGGGCCATACTTATGTAGCACGTTCGACCAGAACAACGAGGGTATATGTCCTGACTGTCCCAACTGGGGTAAGGTTAAGTCACCAGTAAACCTAGGTAGTAAGGTTAAAGAAGCTACAGAGAATGTAGTACATGAACACTCGGCGGAGTTACCTAACTCGCCCGTACTAGAATACGTTATACCACAGTACCCAAAACCTTACTTCCGTGGGGCTAACGGTGGTGTGTACATGCGCACGTCAAATGCTGACGGTGACATAGATGAGAGGAATATATACCACAACGACTTGTACGTTGTAAGAAGATTGAAAGACGCAGAGATTGGTGAGGCTATCGTTATGCGGTTGCACCTACCTATTGATGGGGTATCGGAGTTTACCGTACCGCTTACTTCGGTGACGTCAAGAGAAGAGTTTAGAAAACAAATGTCCATGCGAGGCGTGGCAGTAACAAAGGTGGAGGAACTTATGCAATACACAACAACATGGGTAAACGAACTACAGGCTACGAGTGCAGCCGATGAAGCCCACAAACAGTTTGGTTGGACTAACGATAAGATGGAAAGTTTTATCCTAGGTAACCAAGATATACGAGCAGATAGGGTGGCGTTTAACCCACCATCGACCCAGACCGCAGGGTTATTTCCCGCGTTTGAACCGAAAGGTGACCTACAAGGTTGGATGGACACAGTTAATTTCTACAACCGAGAAGGTATGGAAGTACACCAGTACGTGTTAGGTACGGGGTTCGGTTCCGTTCTTATGCCGTTCTCCCCGATACACTGTGCCGCCATGCACATACACAGCAAAGAGTCCGGTGTAGGTAAGACTACAGCGATGATTGCCGGTGCATCTATATGGGGTAACCCTGACGACCTACTGCTACAGGAGCAGGATACTTACGCTACTAAGATGAACAGGGGTGAGCTGTATCGTAACTTACCGTTGTACATGGATGAGCTAACTAACTCACACGGTAGGGAGTTGTCAGACCTAGCATATCAGCTAACATCCGGGCGGCAACGAGCACGTATGACAAGCGGGGCTAACCAAGAACGCCACAGAGGTGAGGCTTGGAAGTCCTTAGCGGTCACGACAGGTAACACTAGTTTTGTAGAAGTCATAAGCACGTTTAAGAATATGCCGAAAGCTGAGGCACAGAGGATACTTGAGTCCTTCGTTGGTCGGGTAAACTTTGATACCAAAGAAGAGACAGACAAGTTCAGCACCGCATTGAAACAGAACTATGGTTGGGCAGGCATACCGTTTGTACAGTACATAATGAACAACCGCGAGGAAGTTAAGAAAGTATGCCTAGACATGCAAGCACGTGTTGATAAGTTAGCGGGGCTGACCGCAGAGAATAGGCATTGGTCAGTTCATGCAGCTATGACGCTATCTGGGCTTACAATAGCTAAACACATTGGACTAATAGACTTTGACCTTAAAGCCATAGAGCGGTGGATAATTGGTCAACTACGTATGAACAGGGCGAGGGTGGCAGACATGACTATATCAATAGAACAAATGCTGAACGACTACATAAGTGAACACTTTAACAGCTTCATCTGGATTAAGAGCACTGACAGGTTAGGTACTGACCAAGACAACGGGCTAGACTCGTTGGTAATACCTGAGATGATGCCACGTGCAAGTAAGTTAGTGGGTAGGTATGAGACTGATTTGAAGCGGGCATACTTGTTACCCAAGCCACTAAAAGAATGGTGCGGTAGACAGCAGATAAACTATGGGCAGCTAGTGTCTGACCTCAAGGATAAGATGAAAGCTACTAGGAAAAAGGTACGTATCACTAGGGGCACACAAATGCAGTTACCACCGGCAGACTGTTTCATTGTGGAGTTCGATGCAGACGTACCATCCGAAGCAATGGCAAATGAACTACATCCTGCGAACCCATGATATAAACCCTGATGGGGTACGGGTAGCACTTAGATGGGACGCCTTTGTAGTAGGGGCTTCCATCTTTATACCCTGTATAAATACTGACCTAGCTATAAAGCAATTAACTAAAATAACAGACAATAAAGCACAACAAGTAACAATTAAAATTAGGGTAGAAAACGGTTGTTTAGGGGTT